CTGGGGGATGAAACAAAATGATTGAGATACTGTTAAAATGTGAGACAGCAGACGAGGCCCAGATGTACCTAGAAGCTCCAAAGGTACGAGGTGCTGCGGACGACTTTGCTTACTGGCTCCGCAATAAAATTAAACACGGAAGCCACACAGAAGAAGAACACGCCTTGCTGGAAACTGTTAGCAAGGAATTCTATGACCGAGTAGGAGAAATGCTGTGAGAGAAGAAAACAAGCTGCAAGGAAGTGGTGCGTGGTTTAACGCCCGCACAGGCAAACTAACCGCCAGTCGCATGAAGAACGCTATGAAGTACCTAAAAGGTGGCGCGGACTCTGCGGATCGTAAGAATCTCAAAATAGAGATACTTTGCGAGAGGCTTACTGGTGACATCGTAGACAAGTTCGTAAACCAGGCTATGCAATGGGGTGTTGAGAAGGAACCCGAGGCCAAAGACCAGTACGAACAAAAGACTGGGAGGCTTATAAAAGATGTGGGATTTGTAGACCACCCGAAGATTGAGTTCTGTGGGGCTAGCCCTGACGGTCTGGTGGACGAAGGCTTAATAGAGATTAAATGCCCGACTACCGCCACTTACTTAGGCTGGATTCTTGCTGGAGTCGTGCCTGATGACCATAAGCCGCAGATGGCACTACAAGCCGCCTGTACGGGTCGGCCTTGGGTTGACTTTGTAGCGTACGACCCAAGGATGCCAGAGGCTAACAGGCTGTTTGTGAGGCGTTATACGCCTACTGCGGAGGAACTCGCAGAAGTAGAGGCAGAAGCAGTTAAGTTCTTAGGCGAGGTAGAAGAGATGTTTGAACAATTAACCCAAGTGGAGATGCTATGAGCTACGACAACACCAACAGCGGGATGCTGGCCCGCAACGATAGGAAAGAGAAAGACACCCATCCCGATTTCAAGGGGGCTATAAATGTAGACGGGGTGGATTACTGGCTGAGTGCCTGGGTGAAGGAAGGCAAGCCTGGGGGGAAGATGGAGGGCAAGAAATACTTTAGCCTATCTGTGACGCAGAAAGATGCGCCTAATAGTGCGCCAGTTCCACAGAAATCTGCGCCTAAGTCGTTTGACCAGCTAGAGGATGATATTCCAGGTTGGTAGTTGTTTTTTTACAACGGTTAGACTATTATAGGGTTACACCGCAGGCCACTCCAGCGCGGCACAGCAGCAAGCGGGCAATTGGCATCCAGGTAACTGGTGAACACTTCCTGACGAGGAAGGACTACTGCGGGTCTTTCTTTTTTCCTAGCCAACCCCTAACGGTATCTGTCTCCCAGATTCTGAAGGCTAGATAAATGATTGTGAATAACGCGGCAATGCTGGGCAGCACCTCTGCGATTGTTCCTACTGTGGTCGCAACTGCAGCAACATCTGTTACAGCCTTTGCGGTCTCATGGTGCGCCATCTCTTACCTCGTCATAAAGTTGATAACACGATGCTAGGGCTTGCCTGAGTCTGTCTGCTCTGGCAGCTTCCCTCGCAAGAAATTCTGCATCTGGTCTTGAAAGCTCGGCCCCAGTTGTTCCTTCACAAGTGGGGGGAGTTGGCAGTCTTTCGGGACGCTGGCGCAACTGCTCAACAGTAGACTGGAGCCTATTGCTAATAGCACGAATTTCCCTGTCTTTAGTCCGTTCAATTTCCGCAGCCTGCCTCTCTAACCTTTCCAAGTCCTTCTTTGCTTGCACAAGAATCTCTACTTTTTCCTTGTGATAGTTAGATTCTAGCCTCCAGGAATTGACTTGCCAACCCATAGCAAACGCAGTCCCCGCCACAATTAGATACCCATACATTGTTTGTACTCAGCCTGTCGTCTGTTGGTTAAGCCTTGAAGTGGTTTGCCCTTAAACTTGTCCCACCGCAAGATCTCTTTACACGCTCCCTCATAGTCTTGAGCGTTTAGCTTGCGGACAAGAGTAGACCGACAGAAAGCACCCGATCCTATGTTGTAAGCCAGAGAAAGGTAAGCATCGTACTCGTGTTGGGAAAGAGGAACATGGACGCATTGTTTTATTGCGCCCTCAAAAACCTCCACATCTCTAAGTTTTTTCTGTAACGCTGTTACGGGGTCTATGGTGTCGCCCATCTTGACATCTTTAGTTGTGCCAAACCCTATAGTTGGAACATCACCAGGGACGGGAATATACGCTACCGACTTATAACCTTCCCATCCCGCAATACTGACTAAAGCAACAGCAGATAGCCTAAGAGCCAATATCGGTAGGCGCATAGTCAGGGTCATGAGGAAGCTCAACATCAGGAAAGCCCTCGGCACTAGGCAGATCACGCAATGCCTGTCGGTATGTTGCCCATTCCTGATCCATCGCCACGCCTGTCTCTGCCGCACGAATCACACGCCAGTCACAAGCCGCTAAAGCCCTGTCACGAGCCGCACGAACCTGTGCCGACTTGCTTGCAACATCAGCGGCAATTTCTTCTGCGGTTTTATCTGTGACTTCTACAACATAAGCAAACCCGTTCTCGACTACAGGATCACAAGGCACAAGTTTTTGCGTGGCTCTGTTGTGTTCTCTGAACAATGAAACCTTGACCGCACCATGAGAGGCTAGGAACGAATCAGAAGGCCCAGAGGCAGGGAAGGATGTATTAGGAAATGCGTCTTTGTAGTGGCTTACTTTGCCGTTAAGGTAGATTTGCATGATTAGTCCTTAATTTGGAATGAAGTTAAATTTATCCATAGCCGCTTTTTGGTAAGCCGCACTAGCTTCTTCTGATGTTTTATAGGTGCCAAGATATTTTGAGCATAGACGAGCCTGAAAGCCACTTAAGTTGGGCTGGACTCCTCTAGGCAATCTGCCCTTGGGTAGTCTTTTGTTGTATCCAGACAATCTCCCATTGGCCTCACGAAGATTAAACTTGCTATTGTTAGTTTTATCGCCATCAATATGGTCAACAATTTTTGGCTCGGTATTGTGCAACATCTTCCAAATAATTCTATGTGCAAGATACCGTTTTTTGTTTATAGAGACACTAATATAACCCGCATTGTTTTTAACGCCAGCAATCTTATTGGCATATTTTGTATTCCAACCAAAGGCAAAAGGCGAATCAAACGTTCTTTCTTTCCATGTTAAAACTCCAGTCTGATCGTTGTAATCAAACATCTGCCGCAGTTCACATTGGCTTGGTAATGGTGTGATATTCATAAGATTAAAGGTCTGGGAAGGCTTCTGTTGGAACACTAAAGTTCGCTGTATAACGGGCCACGCCCTTGGTGATACGGAGGTCGTCTATGAAGCCTTGGTAATACAATTCCGATCCGCCTGTTCTACCCTCAATACCAATAAACATAGGTTCTGTGGTGCTGGTAGCTGGAGTTCCCGTCATTGCTGTCGCCGCTTTAAAAACTCCATTTACAAACAAAGCGGTTCCAGAACTTGTGTAGGTGAAGCCAACATGAACCCATGTGTTTATTGAAATTGTTTCCGTTGTGTGAGTAATTTGTTGTGTTGCGCTTCCATTCCAATATGTGTAAACAAGCTGACCACTAGAATTAAACCCAAGGCCCCATTGAATAGAAGAGCCGAGGGCTTGTTGGTTTAGCAAAGTTCCGTAACGGGAGCTATCAGAACCACCGGAAGAAATCGAGGTCGGGTAAATCCACATTTCAACCGTGTATTCCCCTTGGTATGGATTAAAAAAGTTAGATGTAGGAAACCGCAAATAATCCCCAGTCCCATCAAACTCCATAGACCCAGTACCGTACTTCTTAGTGGTCGTATCTATCTGAGCATTGCCGACTGTCTCTAGGTTGTTCTTGCCTGTGTTGTCGAATATGCCAGCGTTGGTGAAGTTTGTTAAGAAGGATGTGTTCGCAGTTGCAGTTGGCGGGGCTGTTGGGTTTGTAGCCGATGGGGTATCTGCCTGTTTAACTAATTTAACTCCAGCAATATACCCTGTGGTATAACCTGTAACTCGGTCTGTACCAATACGAACAGTTGATCCCGCAACACCATAAGAACCAGCATCAGTTGTAGTTCCTGCGCTAGTGCCATTTACATATAGCGTAATCGTCCCGCTAGAGCGAGTGACCGTGACATAGTTCCATTCGTTTAATCTGTATGAGCCGCCTGTAATGGTTGCGGTTCCTGCACTCGCTGTTAAAAATTGCCAACTAACCGTTCCAGCACTATTAAGATTTACTTGCCAACCATTCCAGCCACCAGAATCTGCATAAGCAACGCCACCTGTATTAGCTGAGACAGTCTTGTAAAACCAAAACGATACGGTAAAGTCTCCCGTACTAAAATCACCACCAGATGCGCTAGGCCCAGTAAGATAATCCCCACTTCCATCAAAATACCCACTCCCGCCATTCACACTCGCAGAATAAGCCGCAGATGGCGCAAAGGGGCTGAAGGGTTGGACGGAGGCTCCACTTCCAACTGTAAGTGCTTTAGCGGTTGTTGCGGTGTTGGTATCTATAAAACGATTTGCCGTACAAGTTAATAACGATTGCCCAGATGTTCCAGTTGCAAGCGGAGTTGTCATATTAAAGGTTGTTAATGCAGTCCCTTTAATAATTGATGCGTTACTAACATAACCCGTGAATTGCCTGTTTGATGTGTCATAAGAACCACGACCAACATACACATACTCGGTTCCGCTTACTGTTGGAGTACCAGTAAACCCAGTATTTGTAGTGTCTGCTACTCCGTCAATATAAATAACTACTGTGTTACCACTTCTAGTAATGGCAAGGTGTGTCCATTCATTTAAGGGTATATTCGTAGAACTTTGAGTAAATACCGTTGCTCCAGTTCCAGCGTAGTTAATTCCAAAAAACGGTTGAGTAGAAGACGCAACAAGTCCAAAGTGCCACCCGTTTAAGGTTGACGCTGCACC